AACATTATCAGGAAACGATATGTCTTTTCCTATGATTTTGTTATTTATTTTTACAAAACCACTGGTAGGTAAAATCAGTCCGCAAATTGCACGCATAAGCATAGTTTCCCCCGAACCGTTCTTACATACAAAACCGTAAATTTTTCCTCCTGAAAGTGATAAATTTATATTTTCCAGTACAAGATTTTTTGATAACTTTTTTGTATAATTACAAATTTCTATATTCATAAATCTCTCCTACTTTAAATAATGTTTTTTCTTTTGATAATTGGCAAGCCTAAAAATAAACATATAACGATTATTAAAAAGGCAACCTCCAGTTCTGTATATATTGATATATTATTTATGGCGCAAAAATCAGTTCTTATCAACATTGAAAAGTTAAACGGCAAAAATTCGCTGCAATAAAACACAGATGTGGTCATAAGGCAGACTATCATCAAAAACGCGACAACAGGTCCAAATGTAATACTGATAATTGCATCAAATGTCATGTGACAAGTTGTAATCATCCAAGGTAACAGTACTGAGGAAATGAAAATTTCTGTCATACTTTTTCCATAAGTGCTTAGCTCCAAAAATTCTTCAGTTATTAAACTGTTTTGAGTTAATGAAAAATTACCGGAAAACAATGTAAAAGCTGTCGAAATTACAAAAAACAGTAAATAGTACAAAGTTGAAGAAACAACACACCAAACTATTAAAAAAATGGAAAGAGAATTCATCAACATGAAAGATATATTCAAGGTATTACCAACAACACAAGAAGAAAAGGAATATATGATTGTGATTGGAAAACATTTAGCAACAACAGAAAAATTTCCAACGCGTGAAGCAGCAGAAGAAAGAATCAACGCTACAGATTGGAATCTAGTTGGAGCGATGATATATGCATGTAAAGAAGCGGACGAATACGAGAGAAAACTCAAACGCTTTGCAAAAAAAAATACTAACAATTCTAAAAAGGAGGACTAAACCATGGCAATACAAAAAAATATTGGTAAAAATACCATAGGAGACAATAACAAAATGTCCGTAAGTCTACATGATTATAACATGTCGACACACGATTTATCAACAATCGTAAGAAACACACAGAGTCCGGGAACACTAGTTCCAAATCTATGTCTAGTAGCTCAAAAAGGAGATACATTCGATATCGATATCGATTCAAACGTACTTACACATCCGACAACAGGACCTCTATTCGGCTCATTCAAACTAGAGCATCACATATATACAGGTCCGGTAAGACTATACAATAGTTGGCTACACAATAACCGAACAAAAATCGGACTGAACATGGAGCAAGTAAAATTGCCACAAATAAAAGTGAATATTAGAACATTATCAGATACTCCGTCAAATGAAGAAAAACAATGGATACAAGTAAATCCAAGTTGCCTACTAGCTTATCTAGGTATCAGAGGATACGCAAACACACCAAAAAGCGGAGAAAAAACAGTAGATAAAAATGCGCTACCTATATTAACGTATTTTGATATATTCAAAAATTATTATGCAAACACGCAAGAAGAAAATTTTTACATGATTGGAGGCTCTCCGGTATTTAATGTAAAAATAAACGGAAAAGATATACCAAACAACGACGATATACCGAACGCACTAGGGGAAATAACCTCCACAAGCTCAATAACATTGAGTCCACCAATATTGACAAAAGAAGAGGTCAGACTTAGAGTAAAAACAAGCAAAAACGCAAAAGAGCAAATCTTAACCGTAGACCAAATAGGAACATGGACACCATCAGCACAAAGTATCAAAATAGATACAACGAAAGTCTTGAGTACTTGGTATATTACGGCAATATATTCAACAAAAAGAACATCTCTGGAAAAATATCCACTAGAAAACCTAGACATAATCAGAGATAAAATACTACTGACACCGGGAGATACAGTATTTGACATATCAAACGGAAATATGAGCGTCGCACCATTCACAAATTTTGCAAAAAGAACTAGTGACGGTAGACTAAACACATCCAATACACAATACGGACTATGTCTAAAAACATACAACAGCGATTTGTATCAAAATTGGATAAACACCGAATGGATAGAAGGCGTGAACGGAATCAATGAAGCAAGCTCGGTAGATGTAGCGGACGGAACGCTATCCATGGACGCATTAAACCTAGCACAAAAAGTATATAATTTCCTAAATAGAATTGCAGTAAGCGGAGGTACTTACAGAGACTGGCTGGAAACAGTATACACAGGCGGAAACTACATGGAAAGATGCGAGACACCGATGTTTGAAGGAGGCGTAAGCCAAGAAATTGTATTTCAAGAAGTAATAAGCAACAGCGCAAGCGAAGACGAACCTTTAGGGACGCTAGCAGGAAGAGGCGTCACAACAGGAAGACAAAAAGGAGGACACATCCGAATCAAAGTAACAGAACCATGTTACATAATGTGTATATGCTCAATCACGCCACGTATCGACTACGGACAGGGTAACACATGGGATACATACTTAAAAACTATGAACGACTGGCACAAACCAGCGCTCGACGGAATCGGATATCAAGATTCATTAAACGGTGAGAGGGCATGGTGGACAGACTACTTGTCCGAGGGTCCACTACTAGCAAGAACAGCGGCAGGAAAAACTGTAGCCTGGATAAATTACATGACAAATGTAAACAGGACATTCGGAAACTTCGCACCGGAAATGCCAGAAAGCTTCATGGTACTCAACCGTAATTATTCAATGGATAACAAAGGTCAAATAGAAGATTTAACAACTTATATTGACCCGGTAAAATTCAACTACATCTTTGCAGACACAAATCTAGACGCTATGAACTTTTGGGTACAAACAAAATTTGACATCAAAGTAAGACGTCTAATCAGTGCAAAACAAATTCCTAACCTATAAAAATTATAACATTATGAAATATTCAAAACCAACAAAAAACAACGGGAGACTAGAATCCGTAGAAATTTATGAAGGCGAAAGCATTGAAACAAAATGCGCAAGAGTATTAGAAAGCGGTGAACCAATCACAGACACCGCGCCAATAATCTATACAGCAAAAGAAGACGGAGTACTGCCAGCATACAATATCCGTACAGACAGATTCGATATTGCGATGGACGCATATGATAAAATGACGAGAAATTCGGCAAAAAAGGATATAGCACCTAAGCCAGAAGATTTCGGAAATGTACCTAATAAAACAGACGGAGGGTCACCAAGTGAAAACTAAACTGTTTGAAAAGGTATTTTCAAAGCCTTGTAGGTAACAAGCACTTCGGAGTATATGTCCGGTTTAATTACCGGACAATACACGAAAGTACGCACCTACAATTTAATATCAAGTAATATGAATATCGCTTTGAAACATCAAAGCGCGAAAATGTAAATAATTATGATAGGAGCAATAATGGGAATAGGAGGAGCTCTAATGGGAGCACTCGGTGCAAACAGTGCAAGTAACCAAAGTTGGCAAAGACAACACCAACTAATGGAAATACAAGCTGAACTAAATCGAAAAAATGCTAAGTTCAATACAGCGCAAGCGAAAGAAATGTGGAATTACACCAACTTTGAAAACCAAATGAAACACATAAAAGAAGCAGGACTAAGTCCAGGGCTAATTTATGGAATGGGAGGTCAAGGAGGCTCAACGCAAGGAGCAGGAGCAGCAAACGGAGTAGGGCTACCTCAAGACCAATCCGTAGGAATGGGTCTAAGAGCACAGGAAATCGGAGTAGAAATGGCAAACGCACTAAGTCAAATTAAACTTAATGAAAGCCAAGCTAACAAAAACGAAGCCGAAGCAAATAAAATCAAAGGCGTAGATACAGAAGCACAACAAGCTACCATCGACAACCTAATAGCACAAACCTCAAACGAAAAAATAAGACGAGGGCTGTTATTAGGACAAATCAGAGTAGCAGATGCCGAAGAAGAGCTCAAGAGAAATACCGCGGACTGGACAAAAGAAAAAGCTGAAGAAACACGCTGGAACGTCAAAAGCCTGCAAAAGGGAATTGAAAAACTAACAAAAGAAATTGACGGAGTAGAACTCGACAACGACCTTAAAAAAAGGACAATTGACAATAAAGTTAAAGAAAGTGCGCTAACGCTTCAAAATCTAATGGCTGAAATACTACTTAAAGGAAGTCAACGAAAAGTCAATGAAGAGGAAGCAAAAGCAATTCCGGCACGAATTCTACAAGGATGGGAGGAGCTTACCAAAAAAGGAAAAGCTCTAATCATTCAAAGAGAACAAATGGAAGCCTATGCACAAGACGTAATAAACAGATACGAACTAGGCAAAAAAGGTCTGGATATTGAAGAACAAAAGCTCATCAAAGACATTGTACTTGGAATGCTCGAAATAGCTTCGAAAGGAGCAGAAGCAGCACTAGGAGCAAAAGTAGGAAAAACAGGTTTTCAATAATTATGTGTCTATATCCTAAACTCATACCAAATAAGCGGTACCTACCAACAAAAAAGAATGGCGGGGTACCGCCTGTTTGTCCTGACGAAAGACTACGTTATGTAACAGCGGCATGCGGAGACTGTTATGAATGCAGGAAACAAAAGCAAAGACAATGGGTGGTGAGAATGTCAGAAGAAAACAGACAAACACCAAATGCCTATTTCCTAACACTGACAATCGATGATAAATCATACAAACAAATAAGCAAAAAATACAAGCTAAAAGACAATAATGACATTGCAACAAAAGCTATAAGACTGTGTCTAGAAAGAGTACGGAAATTAACCGGAAAAAGCGTAAAGCACTGGTTTATTACAGAACTCGGACACGAGAAAACAGAAAGATTGCATCTCCATGGAATAGTTTGGGGGTTGGGAAATGGAAAAAAAATAACAGACAACTGGAAATACGGAATCACATTCACAGGATATTTCGTAAACGAAAAAACAATCAACTATATCACAAAATACATGCTAAAAATCGACGAAAAGCACCCAAAATTCAGAGGAAAAGTGCTTTGTTCGGCAGGAATAGGGGCAGGATATCTCAAACGAGAAGATGCCAAAAGACATGTATATATACCAGGTAAAACAAACGAATCATACCGAATGAAAAACGGTGGAAAACTTAACCTACCAATTTATTACAGAAACAAACTATTTACAGAAGAAGAACGTGAAAAGCTATTCCTAGACAAAATCGAAAAAGGAATTATATACGTACTAGGAATAAAAATAGACCTAAAAACCGAAGAATCACGATATATGGGCGTACTCATAAGTGAAAGAGAACGCTGTGAAAGATTATATCACGACAATCCGGAAGATTGGGACAAAAGGAAATATCTTAACAGGTTAAGAAAACAAAGACAATGGACAGAATCTAAAGCGACTATGGTCGCCGAGAAGGAAAAGAGAAAAGAAGAAAGAAATCAGAATCAATTCAATAAAGACATTGATTTATTCGCCAATACATATTACAACAACCATTCCTACACATAAGCTACGCTACGGCACAGCCAGCGGCACAACTGTGTTTTAATCAAACTACTTTGTATTTAGCACCTCAAGGCCGGGCGGCCAAGGGTGTATAACGGGAGGGTGAGATATGCCTTAATCCGAGAGACAGCTACCTTAAGACCGGGATAAGGATTGACGTGCACCCGTCCTAACGGACGTGGTGTGCGACTTCGTCGATATCAAGGTGCTAGTCGCTAAGGAGGGCTATGCGCCCTCTGTTACTCCATCACCGTTCAAACGCCACGGAGGCTTAAAGATACTATTGCTAATAAAGGTTAAAAGCTTCAGATAAATATCAGAAAATTTTGTAGAATCAAAAAAAACACGTATATTTGTAGTGTAATAAAAAACAAGGAGGTAAATATGTTAATAACAAGAACAAAAGTACGTGGATTTAGAGCGGTAATCAACAAAAATATACCGACACGTATCGCAACAAGACACTACTTCGCATATCAAGGAGTAGAAGGAAGAGAAATAAAATTAATAACAACAAAAAAAACTTTTTAATTATGGCAGCAACAAAATTTACAGCAATTTATGTAAACAATGAAGGGAAAATTATCGAAAGAGAAATTCCAGGTATGAACACTTACAAAATAGCAGAAAAATTTGCTATAATGTTAAACGACCCGGAAGAAACCAGACTAATATGTGTGGTAGAATCATGGAAATTATATCCTAACGAAAATGAAAAAACCGAAAAAGATTAGAAAATATGAAGCAGACGGATACATTTTCAATACATTTAAAGAGCTAAAGAACTACGTGTACTTCAATACATCAACAAAAATGAAAAAAATTTGTTATGAACTAGACGAAGATGTCATTACAAAAAAATACATTTTCACAAAACAAGAAAGGAGGTTAATATGTGAAAAAATTTATGACAAAGATGAAGAAGATTTAAAAGAATGGAATTATAAACAACTTAAATTATTTTAAACATGAAAATTACAGGAAATCAATGGGTAGAAATTATTCGAGCTATCAGTACGGCAATCATTGCTATAATTACGACCTTATGTGTGCAGTCGTGTACAATGAGTCTAAGCGTAAGCAAAAACAATCAAAACTCAACGCAAAAGACC